AAATCTTTTTTTAGTTACACAATCAATTAACTAGACTCTTGAACTCTGCTTATATTTTTGATAGTGCTTCTTTTAGATATGAAGTATCTGTCAGTGAGAATTTATAATTGCTTAACGTACTCGAACTTGAAGATTCTGCAATAAATTTAGCTTCTCCTTCTTTTTGTAAAAAAGTCATTAGCGCTTCAAAATACTCTTCTTCTACAAAGTTGCTCCCGTTTTCTGCGTTATAGGTTTTGAATTCTAAAGTTTCGCCATCAGACCTCTTGGCTTTAAATTTAAAAAATTCTTCACCTTTAATTGGGTGATTTCGATTGTATTCATATAGTTGTATTCTCATACCTGATTTGTCGATAATAAATTGAACACCTAATTCTGAATTTGTGGTTGCTGAGTTGCTAAATGTACCTGTACAAAAGGTACGTATATACCCTTCCTGTGTTTTCTCTCCAAAATCGTCAACATAATGAGATAATTCCCAAATTCCAAATATGTTATTTTTTTCATCTATTGTCTTCAGTTCTCCATATTTTTCTTTATATGTAGATAACTCTGCTTTCAAAGAATCTATTTCGTTTGATAGTGTTACTGTTTGCTGTTGATTTGATGTGCAACTTGTTAATAATGCAGTCATCGTTAAAAATAAAATCTTTTTCATGATAGTAATTTTTATAAGTTGGTTTATTTGAGTTTGCTATGCTATGTTGGTATTTTATTATAATATTTTGTTTGTAATCACCCCTTTTACAAGGAACACGCGTAAGATCTTAGCCTTGTCTATTATCATCTCGTCGAACTCTTCTAGGTTCTTTGGGACTAAGCGCCACTTGTTGGGATTATCCTTGCAGTTACGGATATACTTCACGGTCCTGTAGTCATCTGTAATAATAAGGTATGCTTCTCCGGGAAGAACACTGTCCAAACCTACCTCTTTAATAGCAATTATAGATCCGTCATTGATATCTGGAATCATAGAGCGTCCATAAGCTGGTACCGCACAATCGCAATTCTGAAAAGCGGGAATGTGCAGGTAGTAATTTGGAATATTAGTCTGATCGTTGGGAAGTTCGTCATATCCCATGGTAACATCAACGTCATAATAGGGAATTCCTTTTGTACTTGAAGCTTTGTCAACGTCTGTATTCGTTATTAATGTCTTTTGAGGATATATCATTTCACCCTTTTCTTCAATTATCCAAACTTTGTTTATATTCTTGTTTAATGAACATAAACGTTCGATAAAATCATTAGGTAATGGCACTTTCCCATTTATCACTTGCGAAAATGATGACTTATTTGAGTAGCCTAGCAGTTTACCAACTTCTTCTTGATTATCTGCAACACGTTGCCCTATTAACCACTTTATTGCAAGTTTTATCCTTTCGTTTATTGTCATACAAACTTAATTTATATTAAAAACTAAACATTGTTTATATATAAAGTTGTTTTCTATATAAACATAATTTATATTTGCACTATAAAGTTAACGCAAAACATTGATAACGCCAAAATAAAAGGGCAACAAAGTTAACTAAATAGATTATTTACTCTAAAAAAGACAAGATATGAAGAATCTAAATGAAGTAATGCGCATCCTAGGCGGAAGTAAACGTTTTGATTTCGAATACAATGAGAACGGATATTCCTGTATTCTAGTAGTTTCAAGTTACCACTCCGGTGAAGAAGTAAGACTCGACCTTTCTAAACTTGATGACGAAATGCTTGAAGCCTTGCAAGTAGAAGATAAAGATAATAAAGAAATGGAGGATTAAGTCATGAAAGTGAGAATCAAGAATGTAACCGGTTCAACTGGTAACGAATGGCTTCTATGGGAGCTAAAAAAGGAAGCAGGAGTAAAAGAAGGAGATATAGTTGAGGGTAAATTCAATCCTAAAAATAAGGCAGTAGACTTTACTAGGGGTACAACAGAATGTGTCGCTTGGCTCGGAGAAACTTGCGAAGAAGTTAAAGACTAAAATAATAAAGCATGCAGGTTTAGTTTTCGATGCAAACCCTTTGAGAATGCGCCTTCCGGTAATGGAGAATCTGAAAGAGGTTACGAGATAGAATGAATCTTTAATCATCCGCGCAACAGCGATACGTTGTCCTTGGCAGGCTTGGTCGCTTTCCAGGGAACTAATTACTATAATATAATAATGTATATGGAAAATCAATTAGAAACTATCAAAGCTAATCTGCCTTACGGATACGAAAAGCAGATTGCGAAGGAAGTAGGATGCTCACAGGGTACAGTGCACAATATCCTCAACAACAAACCTGCTTCCGCTCGTTCAACTTACAAAGCTAAAGTATTGAATGTCGCTGTAAGAATGGCTAATGAAGCTTTGGAAGTCACCAAAGGAATCTCCAGAGCGGCAGCCGAACTAGAGACTTTGCATCATGGAACTGCAAGCTGATTCTGCTCTAACCAAGCGGGAAAATCAAATAGCGGGACTGGCTGCTTGTGGCTTGGCAAAGAAGGAGATTGCAGACAGATTAGGTACTGCCTACGGAACGGTAAATGTCCTGTTAGATAAGGCCTACAAAAAGACGGGGACCAGCAAATTAAACGAACTTGGTGCTTGGTGGATAAATAGAGTTTTTGCTCTAAATATAGACTTCAAGCAATTACAGAAATCATTAATCGCTCTTTCATTTCTTGGAATTATTGCCTTTCAAATTGCATTTGACTGCAACAACGACCTTAACCGGAGTCGGCGGGCAAGAATACGAAGAAATAGGATTGAAGAAGTATATGAACTCTAATCAATATTAATCAGGCAGCATAGCATAGAGATGCAGGTGTGTTTCAGTAATTAAAAGCTCAACACCATTCAAAAGTAAAACAAAGAAACAGCCTAATTAGAGATTATGGAAAATTGCTTCGAAATGATGGTCGCACGATGTATTAAGATCGGAACTGTTCAAACGTTGACGATGTTAGGGCTACTTCCCGAAGTAGTAACTATATCACAAGCGGAAGATATATACGGAAAACGCCTGATTACAGAATGGCGCGAAAAAGCCTGGATTAAGTTTTATCCGGCAAATAATAAGGAAAGAGGAAAATATTATGTGAAGCGGTCAGAACTGGAAACAGCTAGCGCAATGATGGATTTGCATAATAAAGTTCCGGACAATATCATCAAACAATTAATGCAGACAGCTGTATGACACAAGTTAAACAAGGATCTTCCTTATTAAAGGAATTACAGGATAAGATAGGAAAGCAGTTGGATGAAAGAGAAAGCGCTATTAAAAATTACAGTCCTTCTCCCATCAAATGTAGTCCATCAAAAACAGATATCAGAAAAGAACCTACAGCTGAAGACATACTCTTAATGGAAGAATACAGACGTGGAGTATACCAAGGAGACTAATAAATAACTAATATTTAAACAATTATGAGTAACATTCTTGAAATTAAAGTGGAGGAGCTTAACGCACTTCCAGCAACGAAAATTGTCGAAAATGAAAATGTACAGACGAAATTTATTCAAATGTACAATGCTATTTGGGGTTCTCAAATGGGGGAACAGATTTACCACAAGGAAGTATTTAATTTCCAGAAGGTTCTTCGTGAGAATCCTTCGCTGGCTGAATGTAGTAAGATGTCACTGTTTGGTTGCTTCCTCGATATGGCTGTAAATGGGCTATCACTTGATAATACATCACATCCTCATTGTTATCTCATTCCACGAAAGGTAAAAACGGGCCAAAAAGATGAACGAGGATTTGATAGATATGAAAAAAGAGCTAGTGTCTCTGTTACTGGTTATGGAGAACTGACCATGCGCATGCGTGCTGGGCAGATTCGATATGCGGATAATCCGGTTATAGTTTACGAAGGAGATATATTCTCTATCAGTCTGGATAATGGTGTAAAGAAGATTACTTATTCAGCCGCTATACCTCGTAAGTCTTCTAATGTAATAGGGGCATTCATTCGTATAGTTCGTTGTGACGGATCTGAAGACTATCAATGGTTACTTGAAGGTGATATCCAACGCCTGGCTAAGTTTTCAGCAAAAAACAACTCATACTACAACAAAGATGGACAACGAGTAGAAGGTAAAGCTAATGAACTGTATTATTCGAATAGTGGTGGTGTTGATCCGGGATTCCTTGAGAACAAGATGATAAAGCACGCTTTTGATGCTTACCCCAAGGTGCGTACCGGAAAGTATACTATGATGGCGACAGAGCAGGAAGATGAAGAAGTTATCGATTATGGCATTGTTGATGAAGAAAAGGTTAATGAGCCTGTTCAATCTACAGCCTCTGCAGATGATACCAAAATACCTTTTGGGGAAGAAAAACAATTAGACGCTCCGGAGCCCGTTCAAGTGGCAGTATCTGACGATGATGCAGACGGAGGCTTCTAGCTATTACTAACCAATTTAAGAAAACGATTATGGCAACAGAATTAATCAAAATAGACGAAGTAAAAAACATTTTTTCATCATTTCCCGAAATTATGGGAAGGAATACTCTCTCCGTAAAAAAATGTAATGAAGCAGGGCAGGCTCTCCTTGATACAATCGAGGGAGAAGGTATGAATGAAACGATAGATCAGGCTGCAGCTGACTTCTTGAAAAAAGTAAATACTACTCTCAAGAATATGGACGAACGTCGCAAGCCCATCACGCAGATATTCGACAAAGTTCGTTCTTTCTTTACTTCACAAGAAAAAGAAATTGATCCTAAGGATTCTTCTACAATCCCCGGAAAGCTTGTAGCAAAGCGCAATGAGTATGCTAAGTTCAAATATGAAGAAGAGCAGAAGAGAAAGAAAGAAGCCGAGCAAAGAGTATTAATCAATAATGAAAAGGTAAGCTATCAACAAGCAATAGAAAATGGACTTCTTTCTTATTTCAGTTCATATCTATCTTCTAAGGTAACCGAGCTGCAGAATATTTTTTCGGGATTGACTTATGTAAACTTTGATAGAGAAGTAATCGGTATAACTGTTTTCCAAACTGATTACCCGAAAGCTCATTTTGATAAATTCACTGCTGAATATGCTACCTATTATATCAATAAGGAGATAAAAGCAGAGATTCGCAAAAATACATTGCTGGGTAAATATGAGCAATATGCTCAACAGTATAAGGCTAAAATTTCAAGTGTTAAACAAGATCTTATCGACCGTATTCCGTCTAAGCGTAAAGAGTTGGCTGAACTGGAACAGCTTCGCTTGGCAAATGCAGAAGAAGCCGCAAAAGCAGAAGAATTGCGCAAACAACGAGAAGCAGAAGAGGCAGCCAAACAATTACAAGAGTTAAAGAGAAAGGAAGAAGCAGATAGGCAGGAGGTTGCAATGAAAACGCAACAAAGCTCAATCGGTAATCTTTTTGCTGGTGCTGCTGCATCTGTTGCACCTCCACCGACAAACGCTAAGGTAAAAGAAAAGATTGTTGTTCTTCATCAGCAAGGATACCTGGAAATATTTCAGATGTGGTGGATAGGCGAGGGGCAGACTCTTCCTTTTGATGAGTTAGAGAAGATCTTTAAAAAGATGACTACATACTGCGAGAAGAAAGCAAACAGTAAAGATCAGACACATATTGAATCACAATTCATCAGCTACGAAGCAGATGTGAAAGCTAAATAGTTATGTCAAATCCCGATTCATACTATTCACGTTCGGAAGTCAGTAATTCAGATCTGACAGAGCTTAAAAACTATCTTTATCCCCGTGTTCAATACGGGGATAAAGAAAAGGCTTTCAAGTTCGGTACTCTCGTAGATGCTCTTATCACAGAGAATGACCGTGTCCGGTATGACAAGCTGATGGTAGACGATTACTTGTATACGACAGAAGAATTTGAGCTAGGGCTTGAAATGCGTAAGGCGCTCCGGAAAGAGGCGGAGAAAGATCAATTCCTGGCTGTCGTGTTGGCGCAATCTGATACACAGAAGTTCATGGTAAATAAGCAGCAGGAGTTCTATTATGGAAATTTTGCCTACCATCTTGATACACGATGTAAATGGGATTGGTGGTTGTCTGCTTACAATTTTGGAGGTGATTTAAAAACGACTTTTGCAGAGTCACAGGCGCAATTTGATGAAGCTATCGACTTTTTCGACTGGGACCGTTCCCGTGCCTGGTATATGGATATTGCAGGGAGCAATAGAGATTTCATCTACGCAATCTCAAAAAAGAACTGTAAAATCTTCAAGCATTTTATCACCGACCGTAACCACCCTACGTATATCAAGGGGAAAGAGAAATACGAGGACCTTGCTTTTAAATGGTGGCAACTAATGGTTTAAATATATTTTAAGTGAAAACAATATGAACTTACTAATCACTCCAAAAGAACAAATTTTGGCTGAATTACAAAATATTGATTCTTTTCTCAATATCACAATGAGCGAAAATGCTGAAGAAGCCGTACAGCGTGGCAATGACCTGGCTGTATATGTTGCTCGCTCCGGCAAACTGCTTGCAGACTCGAAATACTGGCTTAATGAGACAATGAAGTCCGAGGTCATGCAAACACTCGTTGATACAGCTAAAAATGCGAAAGCGACAGCAACAGCGATAAATGCCCTAATTAGTTCTTTATGCCGGGAGGAGCGATATCTCGTCGATTGGTGCGAACGTTGTAACCGGACAGCAACACATCAATTATCATGGTGTGTAACTGTGATAAGTAAAGCAAAAGAGGAAATGAAAATGGCCGGAATGCATAACAACAAAAAGTAATTATCATGAAAATTTTAAGAAAAATTACAATCGGACTGGCCGTTGTCGGCCTGTTTACAGCATTATCTTTTTCTCAAAGAGAAGATGCAACATCAAGAGAAATAACTACGGCTGCCGTCATGGGAGTTGTATCAACATTTAGTATTATCACTTTATCAACCAAAGAAGATTATGGAACAAGTAAAAAATGAGATCAAAAAGGCAGTCGTTAAGAAAGATCGGCTGAATGTAGTGTACAATGAGCGTTTTTCTGAATCAAACTACACAAATGTAATAAACAAGAGCTGTGATCAGATCATTCACAGTGATTTAAGAGAAGCGTTTAGCCGTCTTAAATTGCATCTTGTCGTATTGTGTGAGCAGCCGGAAGCATCTAAAATCGATAAGGATAGTTTTACTTCTCCTGGCTATGCAGAAACCTTAGAAAACTATATTATTACAGGTTATGCGAATGACAGTGTCGATGGGGTTTCTGGAATAACTATCATGGGATCCAAACTTCTTCAGTCCGGCAAAGTCGTTGACTTGAAAATCTTCGTTCCTCTCCTTGACGAACAATATCTCTACTACGAAGAATTAAGCATTGATGCAGCTGCATGTGATGCTGAAGTAGAAAGTTACCTATTTGAAGAAAAATGGGGAATTAGACAAGAACGTCTTGATTTCGAAACCGATGAACCAGAAGAAGCTATCATAGTGGAAGAAAAGCCGAAGAGAAAAGGAAGAAAAAAACAGATAGATGCTCCTGCACCTCTTGACGCAACCGCATAACTTACAATCACCATAGGGGGAAATTATCCCCCTATAAAATACTCTAAATCATGAATATTGAATTAAAAGGAGATAACTTTGAATTATCATTCAAGTATAAACCTTCTATTGTAGATCGAGTCCGACAAATCCCCGGAAGACGTTTTGACGGTGCAAAAAAAGTTTGGATAGTTCCAGCTCGGAGTAGAGTTGACCTTGAAAGAATGATTTATCAAATACGGCAATTTGAGAATATCAATTGGGTAAATGGTACAGAAAAAAAGGAGGAGGATATCGCTTATGATATTCCGGAATTACCTGATTTAACCGTTCCGCACAATTTGAAAATTCAGCCTTATCCTTATCAACTTAAAGGTATTGCACGTGGTTTGCAACTTAAACGATTTATGAATTGCGATGAACCAGGCTTGGGGAAGACATTACAGAGTATAGCAACAATTAACCTCGCAGACGCTTTTCCTTGTCTTGTTGTATGCCCTTCATCATTAAAAATCAACTGGCTACGTGAATGGGAGAAGTTTACGGATAAAAAGGCGATGATCCTAACCGACAAGGTACGTGATACATGGACTTTTTTCTTTCAGACAGGAATGCACCAGGTATTTATTGTTAACTATGAATCATTAAAGAAGTACTTTGTACAACGTATAAAGAAAGCTGAAGGCTGGACGCTGCGAGATGTGGAATTTAGAAACTCAATCAATTTATTCAAGTCTGTTATCATTGATGAAAGCCATCGTTGCAAATCTGCATCAACCCAGCAGGCTAAGTTTTGCAAAGGTATTTGTACCGGCAAAGAATGGGTTATTGAATTGACGGGAACACCGGTGGTAAATCGGCCTAAAGATTTGATTCCGCAGTTGGCTATTTTAGATCGAATGAACGATTTCGGTGGATATAAACCATTTGTTGATAGATACTGTTCCGGACAGAGAGAAGCATCAAATTTGAGAGAATTGAATTTTAACCTATGGAAGTACTGTATGTTTCGTCGTGAAAAGTCACTTGTCCTCACAGATCTTCCCGATAAAATACGGCAGGTGAATACTTGCGAAATCACAAATCGAAAAGAGTATATGGATGCAGAACGCGACCTTATTATGTATCTACAGAAATACAAGGACGCTGACGACGATAAGATAGCTAAGGCAATGCGCGGTGAAGTGATGGTACGTATCAATATTCTACGGCAGATCTCCGCTCGCGGCAAAGTACGTGATGTGATTGAATTTGTGAAAGACTTCCGGGAGAATGGAAAGAAGATAATTCTCTTTTGTTCGCTTCATGAAGTTGTAGATCAACTGAAACGTTACTTTCCCACTGCCGTATCTGTTACCGGAAGAGACTCACAGGACGAGAAGCAAAGAGCCGTAGACGCTTTTCAGAACAACCCGAAAGCAGATATTATCATTTGCTCAATAAAAGCCGCTGGTGTAGGTCTTACCCTTACAGCATCAAGCAATGTAGCCTTTGTTGAGTTTCCCTGGACGTATGCAGACTGCTGTCAATGTGAGGACCGGGCACACCGTATCGGGCAAAAGGATTCTGTAACCTGTTACTATTTTCTTGGCCGTCGGACGATAGATGAGAAGGTTTATCGAATCATCCAGGAGAAAAAGAATATAGCTAATGCTGTAACTGGTTCTACCGAGGATATTGAAGAAAATATCGTCGATATGGTTGCACGTATCTTTGATACTGATTATGATGATGAATAATTTAAGTCTGCAAAGATATGAATCTAATCAGGCTGAACTGGTGACCAAATAATTTCTCCATTAATATATCTGAAGTGTATTGAGGAACGGTTTGCAACCTTCTCTCCTGAAAAAGTAAATTCTTTACTAAAATTCTCACTTTCATGGTTAATGGTAATAACCAATGTATCATTTGTCGTGACTTTCTCTGTATTGATTTTATAAGATACAGATGTTTCAAGTCTACTTGAAGGGCGGATTGTTCTATTACGATATATTGTTGACATATATTTGTTTTTTTGCAAATATAATAATAATAAACTAATAAGCCTTGGGCGGCTTTATAAAACCCAATATTAGATTATGAATAAACTTGGAATTTTGGCGGCTATCGTATTTGTTGCAATTGTTGTGGGATGTTTTGTTACCATCCCTTATTATAACGTTTGGCAGCAAGAAATGTCTGGAAAGGCTGAATTTGCTAAAGCAGAACAAAACCGTAAAATAAGGATTGAAGAAGCTAAAGCAAATCTGGAAGCTGAAAAGCTGAACGCCCAAGCTGAAATCGAACGTGCTAAAGGTGCTGCCGAAGCGATTAAAATTGAAAATGGAAGTATTACCCCCGCATATATCCAATATTTGTGGGTACGTCAACAAAGCAATCTGAATGATAAAACTGTGATATACATACCAACGGAGACAAATCTTCCAGTTTTAGAAGCGGCAAGAAATAAATGA